TTGATCTCATACAGTCGCAATCTGTTTGGCATACCCCAGTCTGTCATTTCGTCCACTGCAATCAGATGATGCAACGGTACAGGATGCCGTTTATAATCTTCCTCGCAACAGTATGTCGTCTCTCTCATACTGCAATAGAATCCCTCTGCCCAGTAATTCGTATCTTTTAATTTTGCCCGGAACAGTATATCTCTCATCCATCCACCTCCACTTTCCGGATCTTGTACCAGGTTCCAAAGCCCGGCATCGGTCCTTTTCTCGTTTTTCTGTACCTTTCATTTTTTCCGCGGTATTCCATTGTTCTGACGGTATTCTCACTGACTCCCAGCCGCCTTGCTAATGCCGCTGCCGTATCCTCAACGGCCAGCGGCAGCTCATACTCATCTGCGGTTACTGCCAGCCAGAAATACCGCTTTTGACCGGTCATACAAACGGCAGCTCCTCGTCAATACCGTCCGGGATATTCATAAACCCGTCTGCATCCACCGGCATCTGATCTGGTTTCTGCTGCGGTCTGCTGTCTGCTGCCTGTCCTGCTGCCGCTTTGCTTTCTGCAAATTCCTGATCCTCAACCACCACGTCTGTTGTATAGACCTTGTTGCCATCTCGGTTGGTATAGCTCCCGGTCTGGATGTGGCCGGTTATCACTATCTTCAAGCCCTGGCGGAAATACTTCTCTGCAAACTCTGCACTGCGTCCAAAGGCAACGCAACTGATGAAATCAGCACCCGCTTCGCCTTCACGCTTGTAGCGTCTGTCCACTGCCAGCGTATAGCGTGCAATTGCCGTGTTACTCTCTCCGTTAGAATTACGCATCTCCGGATCTCTGGTCAATCGTCCCATTAAAATTACTTTGTTCATTTTGCATCCTCCAAATAATCAAATATCGTCCGCTGCTTCGGCGGTTCGAAATTCATCCATAACGTTTCTTTTCTCATTTTCCCCGATTGGGTCATGCTAACATTTTCTTCTCTATGCCAGTCACGCAGCATATCTCTGTATATAGGATTGCTATAACCACTGATCAATACCAAACTCTTGCTTGCCTTTAAACACTCTATCAGCTGATAATGATCTTTCGCTGTCATTTCATGCGTGTATTGTTTCGCTGTCCTTGTTGACAGCATATACGGCGGATCAGCATAGATCAGAACGTCACTGCTGTTGAAACTTTCTATGATTTCCAGTGCTGGTCTACATTCGATTTGAACTCCTCTCAATCTTTCAGCCGCACTTATGATTTTTTGCGGCATTTCTGTCCAATCTTTTGCTGCATAAGCTTTTTCACGCCCCTGAATGTCCCTTTTCCATCCTGTTTTTCCGTTCAGCCGTATGCCGTAACCCATCTGACAGCGTATGCAGAAATTTACTGCTTTCTGCAGTTCATCGTCCGTTGATTCAAAACAACGGTCATAGATCTGGCGTGCATATGGTATGTAATATAATTCCTTCGCTAATCGCTCCGGGTCTTTTTTGACCTGTTCGAAGAAATTCACCACATCTCCGTCAATATCATTAACTGTTTCTATGCTGCTGCGTGTCTTGTTGAACAATACGCCACCACTTCCGAAAAATGGCTCTACATAACTTTTATGTGTTGGAAAAAAGCTTATGATCCAGTCTGTAATCCTCCACTTACTTCCCGGATATCGAATTATTGCTTTCATGGCATACACACCTGTGCATTGCAGTCACGGATCTGGATCTGTGTATTTGTGCATGGCTTCCATTTCTGGATATACTCCACGGCTTCATAGTAGCGTTTCTTCGGCACGTTATTGCGGGCGTTCACATGAAAATAATGTTTCAGGTCGCGGTTGCACTCTGCAAATACTTTCTTGCCGATCTCGTTGTAGGCATTGCTGTATTTGCCGCCCAGTGCGTCCAGGACCGCCTTGTTGACCTCATCGCCAAGGACGACCTGCTCCCCATAGTCGATCGTCATGCAGTTCTCCAGGTTCGTTACACGATCATCTATAATCACAATTCTCTCGTCACAGTTCAAAATTGCTCTCATTTCCTTCGACAGTCTGCTCATCTCATAGCTGCCGGTCTTGCGGATCGCCGGCAGTACTTCTGATGTCACCCAGCGTTTGAAACGCTTCGCAGACCCTAACTTACTGCTGAGAATAAGGCTATAAAGACCCGATTCATTGAGCACCGTCAATTCCTGTGTCCCTCCAAGGGTATCGCATTTCGCTATCCCCTTATCTTCTCTGTCTACATGTTTGCTGATTGCATCGCTGGCGTTTGCATATCCCAATGCCTCAGCCACATCTCTCGCAATAAACCACACTTCCCCATCTCTCATCACAGTCCTGACCTGCCCAAACTCTTCATTTTCAAAAATTTTCAGCTGTCCCATATTGCCTCCTTACTCGTTCAATGTTCTTTCCAGTGCATCGAAATCATAGTCCCTTTGCGGAAATGCATTGAATGTATTCTTTACGGTTTTCTTTTCCTTCTTCTTGGCTGCTGGCTGCTTCTTGATTGGATAGAAGCTCTTCCAGCCGCTTACAGTCGCTTTTCTGACGATCGCCTCCATCTCCCTTGGGTCTGTTGACAAATCCTTAAGATCCTCTTTCAACAGCTTCACCTGTTCTTCTGTGATCCCTGCACCTTCCCCCCTCCTGGTCTTCAGGAACAGCAGGAAGGCTTTGTTCAGGGAATCATCAGAAAAATAGGGATCCGGCGGAGCCGTATCTATATCTATATATTCTTTTTTCTTTTCCTTTCCTTTTGTGTTATTTTTCTCGGAATTATCCTCTTTTTTCTCGGAAAAACCGCTTTTTTTCTCAGAAGAATTTAAAGAAGGGTTCACTTTAATAAATGTTTCGGTCTCTTCTTCCGAAAGAAGCCAGAACCTCTCGGCTGTGATCGGCGTTTTCGTGGCTCTGGCTTTCACCATCGCCTGATAACGCCTCTGTATCCCGGCAGAGGTCAAGACCTTGTCCGACTGGAAAAGTGTATCGTCAAACAGTGACCGTTCCAGCAAGAAGTTCAAGACCTGCTTCACCTTGTTGCCATCCATGTTCAGGTCATCCGAGATGATGTATTCAAAATCATCATCAACCTGTAAGTAATACCCTGTCTTGTAGATCTCACATAAAAGATACAGGTACAAGACAATCCCATCCGCCCCATAGCGGGCTTTCAGGATCTTTATCTTTCTGTCTGAGAAGAAGTCTGCATCCATCCGGAAAAAGCGGTTCCCTTCCTGCTTCTTCCTTGCCATACCAGCCTCCTGTTTCTCTTTTTATGTATCGAGCTGCATCAGAGTAACGCTCAAATACGCTTCCTCTTTGTACGCCTTTGTGACGCTCAGTTTTATGATCTGTGTATCATCATGGTATGCGATGCCGTTCAGGGCATCCAGCACAACCTTTGCGATGTTGTCACTGTCCGGCTTCTTTGCCGGCCAGATCTTCCCTGTCAGCATGTCTTCCCTTTTCTTCTTCGAGATGCTCTTAGGCGGCTCAAAATACGCCAAGATATTAGCAACCACATACGCATCATCCGAAAACCGTTTCTGTCCGTATTTCTGTTGGAAACAGGTCTTGATCAGGTTTTCGTACAGCACCGTCTTTTCAGGTGTTACGCTGCTCATTTTATCGCTCTTGCTGTTGTAGAATGTTCTCGCCCGGGCTTTGCCCTGAGGCTTGCCCGGTACGGTGAACGTGAATAACTTTGGTTTTTCGTTATTGTTCTGACTGTTCATTTTCTACTTCCTTTTTACGTAAGCGGCCATTCCGGTGAGGTCAACGGGATGGTCTGTTTTAATTATTGAAGAACATATCTTCCATGCTCATCTGCTCCGAAGCATCTGCCTCTTTTGGTGGTTCTGCTGCTTTCGGTACATCCGTCTTTGCTTCCGGGACTTCCCTGTATTCCTGCTCTGCCACCGGTTCTTCCTTTTTTACGGAATCGACATACTCAGCTTTTCCGTCCTCGTGGATCACTGCCATGTCCTTGTCCAGGGCGTTCTGCAGGTCGATGCTCATAATGCCCCATTTGCTGATGATCTGGCGGAGCATGGTCTTCAATGCCATGCTGTCAAAATCCTTGAACCAGAAAGAAGAATATTTCCAGAGGTCTTTTTCCGGGATCTGCCCGGCTTCCAGGAGTTCCAGCGATCTCGCCCCGCCATTCCCTCCAAACGCCTGGGAATACTTTTCGGCGTGTGCCAGCATCTTCTTCTTCGACCAGTACATTGTCTTTCGGAATCCGTTCTCATACTCGAACATGGCATAATAACCGGCTGTAGGTGTCTCGTCACGGATGATGTCATCCTCGATCAGGTTCACTTCAATTTCTTCGTTCAGGGGATCGTAGTGGAGAAGCTCCCCTTCTTTGATCGCCATGACGTTCAGGCGTTTGTAGTATCCGGAACGCACTGCCAGCTGGATATAACCCTTATACCCAAGCTGGAACTGTGCTTCCTTGCAGCCTTTTTTATTGTTCTTGAACGGGACCATATAGAACTGTCCGAGCTGTGGGGATGGTGAGAGGTTCAGTGCTTCACCGAGTAATGCAGCTGACAGGATGCTCTGGTTCGTGCATTCCTGCAAAGCCGGTGTTGTCTGTACTGCAGAAACGATGCTGGAGACGAATCTGGTGGCATTCTTGCCGCCGACCACGCTGTTGATCTGCTTCCTCACTGCTTCCTGGGACATATACGTTGCCATGCTGCTTCTTGTCTGTCTGTTTGCAAGACTGTTTGCTACTGCCATGTTTTATTCCACCTTTCCAAACTGAATGTTGTTGCGGATCAGGTATTCTCTCAGATCCATGATCTGTTTCTTGGTGCCGCGTACACGGAAGTCAAGTGTCCAGATCTCTTCCTGTACTTCTGTAGTGTTCTCTGCTTCCTGTGTTTCTGCCGTAGTTTTCGGTACTTCTGCCTTGCTGTCTTCTTTGTTTTCCGCAGTAGCGGATGTTTCTTCCTGCTGTACTGCCTTTCTGGATGCCTCTTCTTTTTTGGCTTTCTCCTCGGCTGCTTTTCTCTTTCGCTCTTCCAGGGCTTTTTCCATTTCTTCCAGGCGTTTTCCCTCTCTGAGTGCTTCCGAAAGGCTGTAGTTTTCTATATATTTCAGGACAGCCTTGTCACGGAAACGTTCCGGGAGTTCCTCAAGTGCTTCCATTTCTTCAGACATACGGTTGAACAGCGAATGGTAAGCGGTTTCCAGATGCTTGTCCGTGATGGATTTTTTATACATGCTTTCTTTTACTGTTTTCTCGAAAGGGATAACAGAACGAAGATCCCCGACATACAGGTCATAATATTCACGCATCTTTTCCGTTTTTTCGCTGCGGTACTTCTGCTCGATCTCGTACAGCCCGTCATCGATCACTTTGACCGCACTGCGTACTGGTTCCAGCACTTCCTTCACCTGTGCCTCAAATTTTTCATAAGGTGCCGCATAAAATTTCTTTACCTGCTTTCGTTCTTCTTCGAACGCCTTCACCAGTCTGTTCAGGGTCGCCCTGTCCTTACGCATCTCTGCGGTCTGGGAATCTGTATAGGCAATGGATGCATATTCCTGTGCCTTCTTCTGGATCTCTTCCTTCAGCTCGCTGCTGTTCCACTGGATCTCCGGGAGCGTTCCCGGCTCCATCTTGGTCGTGATTCTTAATTCCATGTTTACCTCCTGTCATATCCCCGGCAATATCCTGCCCGGTCTTATGTTGTGTGTTACCTGCTGCCAAAATTTCTTTTCTTCCTGCAAGAGCATCGCAAGGTCTTCTTCAACGTCAGAACGTTCAATGAAATAGTGGCGGACGGCTGTCCGCCTGTCTTCTTCCCGGTCTGACCGTATGTGTGCCCTCAGCACTACAAACCGGTAACCTGTCACCAGCAGATAGTGGAGCACCTGGATATAATAGTTATCCGGTATGCGGTTATCCCATTTGCCCCACTGGGCACCGTTCATGATGTTTGTGGTCTTGATCTCCAGGATACCTTTCCGCCCTTCCTGATCGGTCAGCTCGCCATCAAGCGAAGCCTGCATGAAGGGATGTTCAACGCTCCGCAGGATGCGGTTCTCATGATAAAGCACCTTGTATTCTGGATAATCCAGGGAGAAGAGTCTGCGGATCAGAGGCTCTGCTTCCGTTCCGTATTTCACATACGGCTTGTCGGATATGTCCTCCGGCATCCGTTTCCCGGTTTTCTCCTCGAACAACTCCACGTTGCTCTTGTATGGGTTCAGCCCCAATATCGCAGCCGCATCTGAACCGCCGATCCCAAGCGTGCGGCTTTCCAGCCACGCCGCATGGTCAGCATTTTCAATGATTGTATAGCTCATACTTGAATTTTCAGTCTCTCTGCCCTATACTGTAGTTGTCTTTTTATTTGTGTCCCGGATCGCCCGCCAAAGCACCGGGACTTTTTACTACCTCGAGTGTCACTTTCTCAACGATCACCGATTCTTTCGTCTCTTCATTTATTGCATGCACATAGATGCTGTTATGGTGCCAGATCCGGTACTTGTCCGAATCAATCCCGGCCAGTTCCAGGATGGCTCTGGCTTCCTGGTCTTTCCCTTCGCTTACTCCGATCATTCTGCTTCCTCCTTGCTCATCAACATCAGCACACGGATCAGTACCGCACACCACACGGTAATGGCAGTTCCGATAATATCGCGTTCGCAGATTACACTGTATTTTCCCAGCCACCAGAACGTGAACGCCGCGGCGGCTGTGGCTACGATCGGGGCAATCACACCAGCTCCGGTTGTTTCTTCCACTTCTTCTGTTACTTCTGTTTCTCTTCTTTTCATCTGATTGTCCTTTCTCCGCCTGCTCAGGCGGTTTTGTCACTCTGCTTTTTTCTCAGGGCATCCACTACGATCTGAGACACTCTCTGCATGATCTCTTTTCTTTCTTCCGGTGTCTTCACCATACAGTCATCGTGAATGTAAATCTTGCCCTTTTCGTGATCGATCTCTTTAATGATCATCCAATCACCCCCGTATAAATTATGTAAAAGTGTTTGTTCCGGTTACCCCGCTTTCTTTAGTGACTTCACTATGCTTTTCTCTTATCCTTGTTGTACAGGCACTGCCATGCCGAGTACAAAAGAAAGGAGATTTTGTATGAAATCATTTGAAGAATTTACATCTCAATTTTCACCAGAGAAATATGAAGCAATTCGTAATAAAATTATGGAAAATCATTAACCTTGTTCAATGACCGATGC